AATCAGCGCCCAGATCAAATTGCCGTCATCGTCCCACGCCATATCCAACATCTGCTGCGGAGAAATCCAGTAGGCATAGGCGCGAACATCCTTCTTCTTCTCGTCAGCGACGGATTCTGCGTCACTATCCATCGTGCTATCGACCACCACCCAGACACGGCCATAGATGGAGGACTGGAGGTCAAGCGCGGACATAAAGCCATCGATGGAAACATTCTGTCGTGTCGCGCGTTTCCAGAATTTCTGAATTGGCTCAGGCGCTTCTTCTACATTTCGATGGATGTCCTCTTTGAAGAGATATTTATTAATCAGGTTCACCACTTCCCTGGTGTGATTGAAGCGGTAGGCGCGTTCCAGACGCTCCTTGAACTCCTGATCACCTTCTTTGAAGTATCGGAAAATGTTGTCATCGAACCAGGCACGCCCGCCAGCGTATGTGCTGGCGAGGAAATCCCAGTGCTCTTTTTTCTTTATGTATTCGGGGTGGCGTCTTGCCACAAGATCCTTAATTTGCTTATCAGTCAATTCCATTTGCTTCTCTTCCATGATAGGTAAGTACTTACTTACCTTGAGCCACCAAGAATAACACGATTTTTTACGGGATACCTACGATGAACCGGGTAGCCCAAGGCATCCGCGCTGTGCTCAATCCCCCCGCTCTTATCCATATCGCGAGAGCCTGGTTTGTAGATAACTTTCTCCAGTGAATCGATGAGATGTTTGCACTTAGGGTCGATATACAAACGAGTTTCGCCAGAGGCGCTCATCAACATGCGGTTCACTGAGTTCACACGATCAGCAATCGGTGGGTGCTTTTTCGGATAATCAACACGCAGAAAGCCCTTCTCCTTGAAGATGTCGATGTCCGATTCCCCACGAGCGTGCTGACGATAAGCGCCGGCCGGGTCTGGGAAAATTGTGACCTGCGATTTCCACCGCCAGAAGCGACGCTCCAGCTCATCGCACACTTCTGCCGTATTCGACGAAAACAAGACAAGCTCATCCACAGCCCACAGCTCCCCATTCGGTTGTGGCTGCAGGATGACCGACGACATTGGATCAATGTTGAAGTCCTGGCCTACCCACACCGGTAATCTAGGATTGAACTGCAGCGGCTTAACGTGAACGCTACGATCGAACGGGTAATACACGCGCCCTGACATGTTTTCGAAGCTGGCGAGGTACTCCTGAGCGAACGACTTAGGGTCCATATCGTTCTTGGCTGCCTCGATTTCTGCCGTCGGAACGAATGGTGAATCAGCGGTTACAAACTGCCAGCTTTTCCACTGACCTTTGCGCTGCAGCTCTTTGTTCTGCCCGATAGTCCATAGTTTATGGAATTCGGAGAACCCTTTCGGTGTACCGATGATCAGCGCGCCGCCGCGGGTGGATGACAATGTCGGACGGAGAACCTTGTACCAGGTGTCTGGCTTCATATCCTGGAACTCGTCGAGCACAACGAAATGCAGCGCAACACCACGAAGCGTATCCGGTTTATCCGCGCCTTTAAGCGCGATCTCCGAACCGTTTTTCAACACGATGGTCATCGTGGTGTCGTTCTTCTTCCGAATCCACTTACGCGGCAAAACTTCCTGCAGATCATCCCATAGAATCTGGCGCGCCATTTGGTAGGTCGGCGCGACGTACCAAACTCGTTGTTTTCTTTCCTTAGCGGCAGCGCGAATGATGGTTGAGATCGACAGCCTCGATTTACCCCAACGTCGTCCGGCGCACACCACTTTGAAACGATGTGGCGACTGGAAGACTTGCATCTGCCCGGAATGCAGCTGTACGAGACTTAGAGACGACGGGATGGACATGGTTATGCATCTCCATCATCGTCTTCGCCCGATGCGTCAAAATCGCTCTCAGCTTCGCTCAGCGCTTCTTCTTCGAGTGATTCCAACAGATCGTCATCAATCACTTCGGGCTCATCATCTTCCTTGCGCAGCTGGGCCACCTGTGATGGGGTTAGCTCGCCAAAGACAAGGTTCGGAATATCCTCTTCACCGCCTTCTTCTTTCTCCATGCCCAATGCCTTGGAGGAAATTTCGAAGCATTTAGCCAGCGTGCCGCTGGCGCGCTGCAGGCTTTTAAGATCGTCCTCAATCGAGGCCAGTGGCTTACCTTCGCGCTTTGCTGTAGTGACCTCGACCATCACCATCTGACCAAGGGCATACGCCCAGCCGTCATAGCGTGTCCGGCGGTCTTCTATCTTTTCGGCTCGGGCTTTAGCGCGCAGTTCTGCATCGGACTTGAGAGACTCGCGCACCATCTTTCCAACAGAATCGGCGCCTTTCTCTAATCCACGCTTTTTGAAGTGTCTGGAGAGCGTTTCACGACGGATGCCGTACTCTTCTTCCAGTTTTGAGAGCGTATACTCGCCCGAAGTCCATTTCGCTTCGGCTTCCGCCCATTCAGCCGGAGTCAGGCGAGTTTTGCTCTCGTCTTTTTCGACAGTCATAGATCCCTCTAAAACACACACAGAGCGCTTCCTTGCGCTCTTAAACAATTTGTTTTCTGGTTGTATTAATTAGGTCTGGGGAATCTGTTTGAGAGCCTGCTTTCGTATATATTTAATAAGTGACTTATTAGTTATATATACAGACGCAGGCTGTTAATCTGACTCCCAGACCAACTTACATCACCAGTAACTTGGCTCTGGCTCGACCTAATGTCGTCAGCCCCAGAGTTCGACGCTGGTAGCCAGAATCCTCTCGCGGCCGGCAGTCGTGCTTTTCGACCAAACCTTTCTTGATCAGCGCGCGCAGGGAGAATTGCATAGACTGCTTTGTCGTCCGGTAAGGCAGCACTTCCAGCAGCTCGTCCAGATCGAGCAAATGTCCACGTTCATGGCCTAAGTTGATGGTCTTAATGATGTCTTTCTGTTTATCAGTCAGTGTCATGGCAAATCCTTATGCCGGTAACGCAATATCCAGTGGTGCATTCAGCGGTTGTTTATCAAAAGCCAGCAGTGGCAGTGTCTCAGGCAGCTGGCGACCAAAATCAGGGTTGCGATAAACCCCATAGAGCGGTGAAGTGAAGCTCAGATTGTGAATATCCTTGAGCAGTTTCACGATGCTGGCCTCATCCACCAGGCTATCCGCGATATCCTGAATGGTAGTGCCACGGTTGCGGCCTGCTTTTGCCAGAGAACTATTCTTGTGGTAGTCCGCCACCAGATCTCGCAGTGCGCGGCGCCGGCGTGAATCAGTCATCGCAAACAGCTCCTTCACAATCGCTTCGTTGTCGCCTGGATCAGAACGAAAATGGCGCTGAAAGACGCGAAGTGCGCTTTCGTAGCTCTTTGGACGTTCAGGACGTATGAAGCAAAACCCTGCTTTCATAGCAAACGGGTTATATTTGCTCATCGACGACTGGATCTCGATGATTGGCCGGTCATGCATCCTGCTAACCAGATTAATCATGCGATACGATACCCCGACGCCACGATACTGGGTGTCCACTACAGAGCGGCTGATCACAGCGAAGTTGTTATTTACGTAACGTCCCCAGTACTGATTTGCCACGGTGGTGTTGGTTGTGGGTTTCAGTTTTGGAAACATGCGATGCCGCGGCGCCAGCAGCAGTTTAGGGAAGGCCATAACTACAACGCCTACCAACCGACCATCTAGCTCACAACGGTAGTAGGTAGGGGCGAACGGCTTCCCATCTGTCTTGTAGTGAAGCGACTTAAGCGCGTGCCAGTCTTCTACCGTCCCTCTGGTGACGGTCATGCGCTCAAGAAAATCCAGATGGCGCGGGAACTCTTCCGGACGGTAGCGTTTGATGATGATGTCTGTCATGCCGATCACCTGCGCTCGATATTGGCATTGATGAAGTCCAGGCGAAGCGATTCCATCGCCCCAACCATGACGTATGGGCGCCCACCGTTATGCCAGCAATCCAGAACACTCCCGTCGTTATTGATCATCAGCAGCGCCAGGCTCTGGCTTTTGCCTTCTCTGGCGTACTGGAGTGCATCTTCCAGCAGGCGGATGACTTCAACGTTATTGTTGTCAGTCTCTTTCGATGGCTTCAGCTCTACGATCTTCAAATCAGGCATATTCCACCTTCACGCGTTCTTTGTAGTGCTTAGTGATCTGCATATCCGGGCGCAGCGCGTTCTTCAGGTCTTCGTGGGTCGTCGCCACCATTACCGTCGCACCTACCTTTCGCGCGGCACGCTGAAGGTTCGAAGCCACAACCTGGGCGGTAACACGATCAAGAACTGCGCCAAATTCATCCGCAGCCCACACCTTCGCGCCCGACTCAATAAGCTTGGCGATCTTGAGACGGTATTTCTGTCCATCCGACATTTCAGAAGGTTTGCGCACAAAGAGATAGGCATCGTTCAAGCCGGCCATCGAAAGCAGCCCTAACGCTTCGCTGGTGGTTTTACCCAGCTGGTCGATGACATTTACGTCGTTGTCAAAGGTAAAGTCATCAATGGAGGCGACTGAAAGCCCTTCCTCTTTCATCTGGCGTTGTAGCTCACGTAGCACGACAGATTTTCCGGAACCTGACTGGCCAGTGATGTAAACCACATCCCCCTGCTCGACTTCCAGCTCAAGATTGTCGTAAAGCGTCCAGTCTTTTTCATCCAGACCAAGCCCAAACGATTCGGCGATCTCAAGCGTGCGAGTAGTCTTGTTGACACGGGTCTGGAACGATACGTTGATGGTATAGGTGCTCATGCTTCGACTCCCTCGGAGGAAACTTTCTGCGCATAAGCAACGAACGCGTCTACCCCGCTCTCTCCCGTGATTTCTTCCATATGGGCGAGCAAATCCCCCACGACAATCGCAGAGCCAGCAGGGAGCGTTTTAAAGCCCAGAACATCGACCACTCGAACCTCTTCGGCGGCGACTTCGCGACTGATTTCGGTGTGCTCTTCTTTCTGGCGCTCGGTTTCCTCCCCCAGATCCATAACCAGTGCGCCAGTATCCATTTCTTCGGTCATGCTACCGACCAGCACGTTCAGCTCACGCTCGTCAAAGCCGAAGACTTCAACGTCACCAAGTACCAGAGACTCCAGCTCTTTCTGTAACTTGATGGCATCGTAATCAATGCTGGCCAGCCGGTTATCCTCCAGACGCTTCGCCTTCACTTCTTCCTCGGACAGATCGTCGCGAACGATCACCGGCACACTTTTCAGCCCCGCTAAAAGCGCAGCTTCGCGGCGGCCGTGGCCAGTAATGATGACATCGTCTTTATCGACAGTGATCGGCTGGTCAAAACCACGCTTTTTTATGGCTGCGGCCAGGTCACGGATCTGCTGCTCGTCATGCTTTTTGGCGTTCATTTCATAGGGAATGAGCTCTGCCGGGTCTCGGTAGACGATTTCGAACGTTTTGGTCATTAAATACACTCCTTGTAGTTATCGACCAGCCATACCAGAGCTTCACCAGCATTCTCCATGTCGTTGCCGGTGTTGATCGCCTGCTCTTTGATGATGGATTTAATGGTTTCGGTAACGCGATCAGAAGCGTCAAACGTCACTTTGAAGCGCATGGTCTGGTGTTCCGCACCGACACGCTCATCTTTTTCGCGAGAGTCCTTCTCAACGGGCTCTTCGTCGCCACGCGACAACGCCTCAAGCATTTCCAGGTCGATTGCCGACTCACGAGCCAGTGTGGCCGCCAGTTCGTCGTCGTAAGGGGCAATTTCCGACAGCTGATAATCGAGTTCGGACTGAATTTCCTCGATCAGACGCTGTAATGCGACCTGATCGTCTTCGCCGTATCGCTCGTTATCGACCAGAGACATTTGTTTCGCGACCAGATCGCTTATTTTGCCCACCGATATAACGGGAACCGTGGAAATACCCTGTTCCATAGCGGCTCGCCAGCGATGTTCGCCACCGAGGATCTCAAATTGGCCACCGTCCAGCTCTCGCGCGAGAATTGGCTTGAAAAAACCCAGTTTTTCGATGGAGCCTTTCAGTTTTTCGAAGTTTTGAGCACCAACCGAGTTGGTGTTCCAGGGATTTGGCCGGAGTCTGGCCACTTCTACCTGCAGAATGGTAATTTTTACGCCCATACTTTTTGATACAATCCATTGCATAAGTACTTACTTACTATTCTAGCCAATTAACATATAAAAGGCACGAAGGAAAGATATTTATGACTGTTAGGATTGTTTCGAATGCGGTCAACGCTATGGTCTCCGGCGCTGATGACAACGTGAAGCGACTCGTCCAGGAAATGCTGAGTTACGAAGTCGAAGCCGGCGACTGGAAAGGCACCAGTACTATGTTCAACTGGAGCAAAAATGCCTTCCCCGCGGGTTTTGCCAAATCGGTAGCAGCCAATCTGGTGAAGGCTGGCATCAAATGCGTCCATATTCGCAAAGACAAGGTTCCGGCGCTGGGCAAACCAAACCCGGCAGTTAACCCATTCCCCTATAATCCGGACTATGCGTATCAAGATCAGGCTGTAGAGACACTGGTTCGCGAAGGAATGATGATTGCGCAGATCGCCACTGGCGGGGGAAAGTCTAACGTGGCTTGCAAAGCC